ATATAATGTCGGTGGTGGTATGAGAACCGACGACGCTGAAGCACTTGACGGCACCGCCGGTAATGCCTTCAACCAGATGGCTTTCTCTATCGAGAAAGTTACTGTAACGGCTAAGTCAAGAGCCCTGAAAGCTGAGTACTCACTGGAACTCGCTCAGGACCTCAAGGCTATCCACGGTCTGAACGCTGAAGCCGAATTGGCTAACATCCTCTCAACAGAAATTCTGGCTGAGATCAACCGTGAAGTCATTAGAACTATCTACAAGACCGCTGAACAAGGTGCTGTTACTAACACCGCCACAGCTGGTATCTTCGACCTGGACGTTGACTCCAATGGTCGTTGGTCTGTTGAGAAGTTCAAGGGTCTCCTGTTCCAAATCGAGCGTGACGCTAACGCGATCGCACAAAGAACTCGTAGAGGAAAGGGCAACATGGTTCTGTGTTCCGCAGACGTTGCTTCAGCACTTACGATGGCTGGTATCCTGGATTACACTCCAGCCCTGAACTCCAACCTCAATGTTGACGACACTGGTAATACCTTCGCTGGTACAATTAACGGTAAGTTCCGTGTATACATCGACCCATACGCCGCTAACCTGACCGCAGGTAACGGAACTGGTGGTAACCAGTACTATGTTGTTGGTTATAAGGGTTCTTCACCTTATGACGCTGGTCTGTTCTATTGTCCTTATGTTCCTCTCCAGATGGTTCGTGCCGTCGGTGAGAACTCCTTCCAGCCTAAAATTGGCTTCAAGACCCGTTACGGGATTGTCGCTAACCCTTACGCAGAAGGTCTTGACCAAGGACTCGGAAGACTCCGTGTTAACTCCAACCGCTACTACAGACGTGTAGCCGTGAAGAACTTGATGTGATCCATCACGTCATATTTGACACTTCAGAGACCTCCTTCGGGGGTCTTTTTTTATGCCAAGAGGTTGAGAGGTTGACAAGGACATTCCAATGGGTTAGAATGTTGACAATTGTTTTAAAATCCTCTCTCATGTCGTTTAAAAAGTATCTAACCTCAGAATTTGAGGGACATTCGCTCGACAGACCAGCTAAGCTTACCTTTTTTAACTTTGTAGCTGATCGAAGCGGTGGTTGGCCTAAAGTAATGGATCGGGTTGAGAGGGGTTGTTATGCTACAGGTGGTCAAATTCGTGGTCAATCTGAATTTTTTATGAGTATTGTTGATCGTGAAGATCTCAAAAGAAGAGCTCTTGAGTTTTATGATCTACCAATAAATGCACCAAGAAAAAACTGGACTCTTGATGACAAGGTTAAATCATTTGTAAAGGTCAAAATTCAAGGAATGGCAAAACAATTCAGAGGTAAAACTACTATGATTTATGGTATGATCCATAATCAACCGATGCCATCACCATTCTTTAATGATGATACTCCCAAAGTTAAGAAAGAAGATCCTGATGTGTTATGGAATGTATTTGAAATGTGCAAGAAACTCACTGACAGCGATAAACAACTTCTCGTTGGGCTATTAACTCGTTAAGATTGAAAGATCCCTAATAGGGGTCTTTTTTTATGCCTATTCATAAATACTAAAAAATGAGTCCCGATTGATGGCGACAAGAAAAAGACAGGACAGAGATCCAACAAAAAAGGCTATTCCTGCCTCTCAATTAGAAAACAGAAGTTTTCTGATCCCAAACAGTTTTGGTTTTACTATAGAAAGATCTCCCACAGTAGGTTTCTTTGGTAGTATAATCAACGTACCAGGATTTACTTTGGGTGTTGTTAATCAACCCACCTATCTCAAGGATATTCCAAGACCTGGTGAGATCTTATCATTTGAAGATCTTACTTTGACATTTATGGTTGATGAGGGACTTCAAAATTACTTAGAAATTGATAAGTGGATGAGGGGACTTGGTTTTCCTGAGGACATCCAACAAATTTATGACTTACAAGATGATGCTACAGTTGACACTGTTGGTCTCAGCATTTATTCAGATGCTACTCTGACTATTTTTAATAATCAGGCACAGCCTGCATTTAGAGTTATGTTCAAAGACCTGTTCCCATACTACTTAAGTCCCCTTGAGTTTAATGCACAGATGTCTGAAGCTGAGGTCTTGACATGTCAGGTATCATTTAAGTATTCTATTTACACTATTGAGCCAGGTGCTGGTGGTTGTTGCTAATGATTGATTTACCTCAGATTCAGAAAATGTGGGAACAAGATTCCAAAATTGATCCTGACAATTTACATACTGAATCATTGAATATACCTGTACTTCATGCAAAATATTATGACCTATACAATAATCTGATTCTTCTCAGGAAGAAGGCAGAACAACAAAGAAAGAATATCAGACACGAAAGGTACGAATACTTTTCTGGTAAATCTGACCCTGATGTCTATGTAAAGAATCCTTTTCCAAAGAAGATTCGAGACAAAGATACGATGCAAAAGTATCTAGATGCTGATGAGAAACTTTCCAATTCATCACTAAAGATTGATTATTACGATACGATGTTGAAGTATCTTGAAGAGATACTCAAACAACTTTCTAATCGTACATATCAAATAAAAAATGCTATAGAGTTTATGCGGTTTAGTTCAGGACTAGGATGAACGAAGAACAAAACTACGAAGACTACGATTATACATTGTATTTAAAAATCGAAGATGTTCGATTGATGTATCATTGCGTACAACAAACTATTAAGTATTGGCCAGGAGCTCCAGCAAGACCACATGAAGAGCAAGAACATATGTGGCACATGAGAGATCAGTTTCAGAGAATGATTTTGGATCATTCTTTCAATAACCTCTAATAAATACCTATAGGTGAAACCTATAGGTTATGGCTGATTTGACCATAGAGAAGGTAAACGAAGTTTATCTTAAAGTCTCTACGGAACCACATATTGAATACGAACTCAGAGATAAATTTACTTTTGAAGTTCCAAATATGAAGTTTATGCCTCAGTATCGCAGGAGGCATTGGAACGGAGAGATTCACTTGTTCGATATGAGAACAAAGAGGATATATGTTGGTCTACTTGATAAAGTTATAGCATTTTGTGAAAACTCAGGATATAGTTTTGAATTTACAGATAACAAGTTTTACGGCCTTCCATTTGAGGTAAATGAATTTGTTTGCAAAGAGGGTGTGAAGGATTATATAAAATCTATTACACCAATCAAACCAAGAGATTATCAAATTGATGCGATTCATGATGCTCTCAAATATAATCGTAAGTTACTAATCAGTCCAACTGCATCAGGTAAGTCGTTCATGATTTACTCTGTTGTAAGATTTCATGTTGGACTGAAAAGAAAGGTTCTACTTGTGGTTCCCACCACATCACTTGTGGAACAGATGTTCAAAGATTTCCAGGACTATGGATGGGATGCTGAGAATCACTGTCACAGGATCTATGCAGGTCGTGAGAGAGTCAATACTAATGAAGTAACCATTACTACTTGGCAATCAGTTTATAAATTAGATAGATCTTTTTTTGAAGACTATGATGTTATCATTGGTGATGAAGCTCACTTGTTTAAAAGTAAGTCTCTGATAGGGATTATGGACAAGTGTCATCACGCTAAGTATAGATATGGGTTCACAGGTACTTTAGACGGTACACAGACCCATAAGTGGGTCTTAGAGGGACTGTTTGGTCCTTCATACAAAGTGACAGAAACTAAGAAACTGATTGATGAGGGTTACCTAGCCAAACTTGATATTCAGTGTCTGGTATTAAAACATCGTCCTCAAAAGTTTGATACATATGAGGATGAGATTAAGTATCTGATATCTCATGAGAATCGAAACAAGTTCATATCCAATCTGTCAGTTGATCTGAAAGGTAATACTCTAGTTCTCTATACCAGAGTAGAAACTCATGGAGCGATACTTTATGATCTAATAAATAAAAAAGTATCCGATGGTAGAAAAGTTTTCTTCATTCATGGCGGTGTGGATGCTGAGGACAGAGAACAAGTTAGAAAAATTACAGAGGAAGAGAAAGACGCTATCATTGTTGCATCCTTCGGGACTTTCAGTACAGGTATCAACATCAAGAACCTTCACAATGTAATATTTGCCTCTCCATCAAAGTCTAGGATTCGTAATCTACAGTCTATTGGTAGAGTCCTTCGTAAAGGCAAAGATAAGGTCAAAGCTAAACTCTATGATATTGCAGATGATGCAACCATGGGGTCAAGAAAGAATTATACTCTGAACCATTTCATTGAAAGAGTGAAAATATACGTTCAAGAACAATTCAATTATGAGATTATATCAATCAACTTAAAAGACTAGAAAAAGGAGTTAGTGTATGGGGATCGAAGATGATTTCTACGCAACAATAAAACTCAGATCAGGAGAAGAAATATTCTCCAAGGTAGCTGCTTCTGAGGAAGATGACAGAACTTTACTCATCCTGTCCAATCCAATTATTGTAGAAGAATTAAAAGTAAGAGGTAAGTTCCAAGGTTATAAGATGGAACCCTGGTTAAAGACATGCAATGACGATATGTTCATCTTAAACATGGATGAGGTCATGACGATGTCTGAGTCAGATAGTATTGAAATGATTATATACTATCAAGATTATGTTCGTAAATTAAATAAAAATAATTATTCTAAGCTAGATAGAAAGATGGGTTACTTATCTTCTGTCCATGAGGCTAAAGAGGTTTTAGAAAAACTCTTTAATAACAGCTAAGGTTCCCTTTCATCCTGGACAAACCTAGTCTATCAAGATTTCAAGGTATTGTCAACTCCTTATGAATCTGATATAATATTATCAGTAAAAATTATTATATGGCTGTCAATCACAATTATGGAACTATGGCAAGACCCAAGAAGTCAGAACATTATGTTAATAATAAAGAGTTCTTAAATGCTCTAGAGAATTATTTTGCAGAAGTAGAACGAGCAAAACTGAACGATCAACCAAAACCACGTATTCCAAGATATATTGGTGAGTGTTTTTTGAAGATTGCAAATCATTTATCATACAAACCCAACTTTGTGAACTATATGTTCAAAGATGATATGATTTGTGATGGTATTGAAAACTGTGTAAGATATGTTCATAATTTCAATCCTGAGAAATCTAAGAACCCATTTGCTTACTTCACTCAAATCATTTACTATGCATTCCTGAGACGTATCCAACAGGAGAAGAAGCAACTGGAGATCAAGAACAAGATTCTGGAGAAGACCAACTTTGATGAGGTCTTCGATGCGAACGAGCTTGACAGTGGAAACTACTCCGAGTACAATTCGATCAAAGATGCTGTTCACACCAAACTTCGTTATCAATGACAAAGGTAGCCGTCATTACTGACACTCATTTCGGTGCTAGAAAAGGTTCCAAACTTTTCCACGATTACTTTGAAAAGTTTTATCGTGATGTCTTTTTCCCCACACTGAAGAAAGAGGGAATCGATACTGTAATCCACTTGGGAGATGCGTTTGACAGCCGTAGAGGTATTGAATTCAAATCACTTCAGTGGGCAAAGAGAGTGGTGTTTGACCCTCTCAAAGAAACAGGGATTAAGATGCACTTGATTGTTGGTAATCATGACGCATACTACAAGAATAGTAATGAAATCAACTCTGTGGAACTTTTACTTACAGAGTATGATAATGTCATTCCCTATTCAAAAGCTACCGAAGTAAACATCGGTGGACTTGGTGTTTTGTTTATTCCATGGATATGTGAAGACAATGAGAAAGAAACTATTAAACTTATTAAAAAGACAACTTGCCCGTTCGCGATGGGGCACCTTGAGCTCAACGGATTTAGAGTTAATCGACAAATCGTCATGGATCATGGTCATGAGAGCGAACTATATTCAAAGTTCACCAAGGTCTTTAGCGGTCACTATCACACTCGATCGGATGATGGACGGGTCTTCTACTTGGGAAATCCATACGAGATGTTCTGGACAGATGTCGGTGATCGGAGAGGATTCACCATCCTTGATACAGAAACTCATGAACATTTTCCAGTAAACAATCCTTATCAACTGTTCCATAACATATATTATGAGGACAGTGATCATCAGATGTTTGATGCAACTCCTTACAAAAATATGATTGTCAAGGTCATTGTCAAACAAAAGAGTGATGTCAAACAGTTTGAAAAATTTATTGATAAACTTTACAGTGTCGGTGTTGCTGATCTGAAGATTGTTGAGAACTTTGAGTTTAGTGGTTGGTACGACAAAGATAATATTATCGATGTTGAAACTGAAGACACTCTTTCCATCTTGAATAGATATATTGAAGAATCTGAAGTCAGTCTAGATAAATCTAAAATCCAGAGAGTAATCAGAGATGTATATCAGGAAGCATGTGAACTAATCTAATGTTTATTATTACAGTTGCAGGCCATGAAAAAGATGGTGCATATTCAGTAGTAGATGAGGACGGAGAACAAGTCCTTTATATCTTTCAAGAAGATGATGATGCTACTCGATATGCACTGCAACTGGAAGAACTTGACTATCCTGAGATGCATGTGTTAGAAATAGAAGATGAAATCATGATCAAGACCTGTGAGATGCATGATCACAGGTATACGATTATTACCCCCAATGATATTGTAATTCCCCCCGACGAAGCTAGTGATTATCTTTGAGAATATTTCCTGGAAAAACTTTCTGTCTACGGGAGATCAACCGACACGATTAAATCTTAATGACCATAATACCACCTTAATTATTGGCTCAAATGGTGCTGGTAAATCCACAGTTCTTGATGCACTGACCTTTGTTCTGTACGGTAAAGCATTCCGTAAAATCAACAAAGCTCAGCTCATCAATACCACCAATGAAAAGAACTGTTTTGTTGATATTGAATTCAACGTAAATGGGACTCAGTGGAAAGTTGAGAGAGGAATCAAACCAAATATTTTTAAGATCTATAGAGATGGAGAACTCTTAGATCAACAACACTCTGCAATCGACCAACAAAAGTGGTTGGAGCAGAATGTTCTCAAGATGAATTATAAGTCATTTACTCAGATTGTCATCTTGGGTAGTAGTTCCTTCGTGCCCTTCATGCAACTCCCTCAGGCATCCCGTAGAGAGGTCGTAGAAGAACTTCTAGACATCAAGATCTTCTCCTCTATGAGTGTTCTTCTCAAGGAGAAGATTCGTAGTCTGAAAGATGAATCAAGAACTTTTGAGTTAAAGAGACAATCGCTCAAGGATAAGGTTGAGATGCAGAAAGATTTTATCCAACAATTGGAGTCAAAAAGTCAAGAAGACATTAATCAAAAGGAACAAAAGATTTCATTTCTGCTCACTGAAGAGAACTCCTACATGAATAGGAATGGTGGTCTTAACTCAGAAATTGAGACACTTAAAGGTAATCTTTTGAAGTTTGATGGATATAAAGATAAACTTAAGGAATATGGAAATATCAAAGGTAAGATTTCTCAAAAAATCTCAACATTAGTTAAGGATCATAAGTTTTTTAACGATAATACGGTATGCCCTACATGTGGTCAGGGAATAGAAGAGTCTATTCGTGTAAATAGAATTAGGACTTCACAAGATAAAGCCAAAGAGTTGCAGGAGGGGTATGAACAACTTCTCGGGGCAATTAAAAACGAAGAGTTGAGGGAGTCCCAATTTAATTCTATTTCTGGAGACATCAGTAATCTACTTAATGGCATCACTTCTAACAATAGTCAGATCCATAGTTGTCAAAAACAAATCAGACAGATTGAATCTGAGATTCAAACACTTACCAATCAGATACAGAACAGAAATTCTGAACATGAAAAGTTAGAAGAGTTTAGAGAAAGTCTTCAAGAAACATACGAAAAACTTGTTGAGGTAAAGGAGAGTATTTCTTACCACGACTTCACTTATAGTCTTCTCAAAGACGGTGGAGTAAAATCTCAAATCATCAAGAAGTATCTTCCCCTTATCAACCAACAGGTTAATAAGTACCTACAAATGATGGACTTCTACATCAACTTCAAGTTGGATGAAGAGTTCTCAGAGACCATCGAAACTCCTATTCACGAAGACTTTACCTACTCATCTTTTTCTGAAGGAGAGAAAATGAGAATAGACCTAGCCCTCTTGTTTACTTGGAGGGAAGTCGCTAGGTTTAAGAACTCTGTCAATACTAATCTTCTCATTATGGATGAAGTCTTCGACAGTTCCTTGGATGGATTTGGTACAGACGAATTCTTAAAAATTATCAGATTTGTTATTAAGGACGCAAACATATTTGTCATCTCACATAAGGGAGGACTTGAGGACAAATTTGAAAGCGTCATATCCTTTACTAAGGACAAGGGTTTCAGCCGTATGATACAGGGTACTCCAACAGAATAATGAATAAACCAAATTGGCAACACCACTCAAACAAAGAACAGAAACGAAAACTCAAACCCCAAGCTCTCAGACAGGCAAAAGCCAGGAGACAAGCCCTCAAGAGGAAACTCAAGAGGGTTTCTTTTTGTAAAGAATTTGTAAATTTATATTAAAAATTTACCAAATGTCATGAAGTTCTGACATTTCGTCTATATAATACAGTGAGACGGAGTTCAACATGCACAACTTGGTATCTCATAATGAGTTAGCATCCTGGAAATGGGACGAAAAAAACAGTATTGGAGACAAATATAGT